CCGTAATAACCGTAAATCAAATACAGCACGAGCTGTACGCAATAATCGTCGTAATCGCACATCTCGTGTCCCGAAATATGCGAATACAATGCACGGACTCAACAAGTGGCACGAGTATGCCTTTGAGAAGCTCGGCTGGATAGTACTCATGAAGGCGAAGGGCTACAATAGCAAGGTTGTAGAGTACAAGAAGATGCTTGCCCATCTCCTCAAGTCGTTAGAGCACGTCCGTTCCGAGTACCAGAATGCGAATCGCAAGCACGACCTCAATGTGCTCCATATGAATGTCATTGAACTCCACCACTTCGTGATGAAGCACTTATAAACCGATACCCGAGCGTTCCATAATATGCGTTCCTACACGAATTAGACGTATACCTTTACGAAAACGGCTACTATCTGTTTCTAATTCGGAATCGGCAATCTTATGCCAAAAGAGCGACCACCGAGTCTCTCCAATATCGGTTACAACCAACCCAAGCCCTTGCTCGCCCGTTGCCTTCACAATAAGCGACCAATCCCCAGACATGACAAATCCTTCGTGCCCGTTACGCCCAGGTAACCGGTGAATCATATCGTACATGGTATGCGCCGGCACTCCTACAGGAAAGAAGATAGCATCCGGAATCGTAGGGATTTCAATATTCTCGCCGAGCCATACACGGGTAAAAAGTATCCGCCCCTCGCCAAGCACTCCATCCATAAATGTTAGAAATCCAGGTGGTGCTTTGGGGGAACCGACGCCAAAGACGATTAACACCGACCCATTTACACCGAGACCCTGACTCATACCCTTGATAATAGTAGCGAGACACGACCATTCCTTGCCCGTTGCGCTAGGACGAACTACGAACGTCCAGTCATGCTCAAGTTCTAGTGTATCTACACCGGCACCACAGATGAGAATACGGCACGCATAGGGCGAGCCGGATATGAACTCCCAGGGAATCCAGCCGTTTTGTTCATTACAAAAGCAATAGAGTGCTCGACCGACAAGTGAACATCCTAGACCTTCAAGCTCCATCGCACGTCCTATAAAAACAAAGCCTCTTTATAAGAGGCGATGAACGCAGTAGAAGCGATTGTAGGATCCGCCTTAGCAGTAGGTATCCTAGATGCCGGTTGGCTCACCTTACACTATAATTATCATAGAGACCTGTTCTATAAGATTCAGAAATCGGAGCTCAATCCCCGTATTGTCCCCGCCGCCCTTATATATCTCCTCATCCCCGTCGCCATTTTTCTCTACGCAGTGAAGGATGCCACAAGTACGAAAGAGGCGGCTCTCAAGGGCGCACTCATTGGCTTCATTCTTTATGCGTTTTATGACTTGACGAATTTCGCCACACTCTCAAACTATACGTTAGATATGACCCTCACCGATATTGCGTGGGGTACGGCGGTCTGTACGGCAGGTGCCGTGGTGGGGTACAAGTTTTATACCCGCTAAACGCAACCGCTCACAAATGATTTAAAGACTTCACACGAATCTTATTTCGTGAGGAACTCCACCTCACAAACATCTATAGTACAGTGGTAGTATATTGCTCTCTCACAGCAGCGGCGCGGGTTCGATTCCCGCTAGGTGTATTTTATTCCATATCAGTATCTGGTATGAGATAAAACAGTCTAAAGCCTTCACACGATTCTCCTATTGTGGGTAAAACCAAGCCCCACAAAACACCTATAGTATAGTGGTAGTATATGGCTCTTCCAAAGCCATGGCGCGGGTCCGATTCCCGCTGGGTGTACTCCTTATTTCATATCAGTCTCTGACCTGAAATAAACCTGCTCCCCGAATAGGAAGACATGAAGGCGTATGCTATATTTTTCTTAACAATGAAGATCGCGTTGGTGATTCAGTTTATACTCATTATCGCCAAACGACAGACCCGTAACTCTATTATCTACATAATAACGGAAATCGTCTTCAAGACGGCGCTCTTTCTCTTCATAGAGTGGTTTACATTCCATAATAATTTCGGCATTAACTTTGAGGATAAGATTATTATATCGTTCGGTGGAGGCTTGCTCTTCTACGATGCCTGCTTTAACGATATTCCTAACTTGATTGACCAATTGCGTAAAAATCACCCAAATCTCCTACCAGAATGGCTACTAGGAGGCGTTGAGACAAATATTAATAAGATTAAGTCGTACAGCCAGAACTAATCTAAATAAACGGATTATATGCCCATTGGAGTAACGCCTGGCGTTCCCGCACTGAGCACCCAATCTCCCCAGGCGAGCAGTGGGCTTTCACCGAGCCGGCGTGGCGCGCAAACGAGCGCCAGCGACCAATCTGAACCTTATCAAGCGCCGGCAACCTGCGACCAAGCCAGTAGCGGCAGTACCACTGGAACCACCCGCGCTCGTCAGGATTCTGTGCCGAGTCCGCCAAAATCGCCCGTCCCTCTACAGCAGTCACGTGCCGACCCCTCGCCGGCGCCCAGCCTTTCTCTTTCCATACCGACAACGGTTGGCGAGAGCCCACCTTAAAGTAATTGACCGACACGTCCGCCACGGGCGACAACCGACCCGCCGCCGCTGCGTACAAAAACCACTCGCGCGGGAACTCGTCGGTACAGTCGTTGAGATACCGTCCCTCAAATACCCCCATAAAGAGCATCTCCGCCGGCGTCAGCGCCGGCTTGAAGCCCTCCGCGAACCCTTCGCCCGGATTTTCCTCCAAAACATATTCATACCGTCTAAGCAGTGACATTTTTCCGCCGCCCTTCACCCGAGTACCGCGCGAAAACGCCGCTAAGGGGGGACCCTTCTTCGCCGCCGCCACGATCGCCTCAACAGTCGGCATTCTTCTAACATCTCCGCACAAAAAATGAAACCGGCACCCACCTAAGAGCCTTTTAGTCAGCAATATGCCGCCCAAAAAAGTTACGATTACCCCTGGACAATCGTCTATTCAAGTATTCTTTCATAAGCCTGTCGCCGCTCCCGCAAAGCCCGATACGACATCTACTACGCCATTGTTAGAAATCCAGGCTCCCTCTATAAATCCGAATGTTGCGGCATTTATGGAGAGTTTGACACCGAGTGAACGTATTGCGCATAAAATTGCGAAAGAAAAATTAGGCACTAGCTATGATATTACTAGAACACATGGATTCGTGCGTTGGTCGGCTCGCACATAATTTCTTAAAAATATGAACCGATTTTTTGCTTACATCGTTTTTCAAATCGGAAATCCAATTACGTAGATATTTATTGCCATCGTAAATTTGGTTAGCATCAATGAGGTCAACAATAGGCACCCATCGGCATTCACAGATTTCATTTGGTGGAGGGGGATATGATTTGACTTTATTCATATCGGTTTTTAGTGTAGCGTATCGGAATAAATATGATTGAGAGCCCTTGCTGACACGAAAGACTTCACTGTAAACCTTATAATCAGAGGCGACCAAACCCGTTTCTTCATTACATTCACGGGTCGCCGTCACGAGATCATCGTTTTTATCATCATCTTCTTTATGACCTTTAGGGAAGCCCCATTTCTTTGAACGGGAATCCTTCACAAGAAGCGTATGAGTACATTCGGGTGAGAGAATGATAAAACCGGCTCCAACGTAGGACATTGAAGGCTGTGTCACCTAATTGGATAAATACATTTATTTTTAAACTGTAACTACATTGAAAAATTGTTTTACCGCTACTGGGGGTCGAACCCAGGACATTCGCCTTAGAAGGGCGACGCTCTTCCACTGAGCTATAGCGGCAGTTTTTCAGAATTAATGGTATTGATATATGCCCCTCAACTACTACTTACCGCATATATCCGTCATGCCCAACCGTCGGAATCCGACTAACATGGCACGTCCGCCATTTAATACTCCTATTTAACCACGAGTTGCTCATTCGGATTTTGTTACTATCAATTTTTTTCCTACAGCGGCGGCGACGGACTGAAAAACGGGTACCACTGATAGTTATACCAAACAGTAGATTGCTGTAGGGTACCCTAGTTCAGGTTTTTTAGACTGGTTTGCTCCAGTTGCAATATGTTCATAATGATGAATGCTGTGCGGTTCCTTTGTATAGTCAGGGACCGTTTCTTCTCTTGGTTATGGTTCCCAAGAGAAGTGTCATTATTCAACAAGACTTGCTGTGCGGTTCCTAGACAGGAACCGGTGCGGAATTAATAGATTATATATGTAAGGTGATCAGGCTTCTATATAATTTCTTAAACCGCTTCGTTTTGTCTCCACTTTGCCGAGACAAAACTTTAACGGGGCTCGTTGGTCGCGTCCGACCGATTATACAAATAGTTGATTGCTGTATGAGCCCCTTGTTCTTCAGGATTCCTCGACGTGTAATAATTTGATCGCTGTATGAATCCTTAGAGCCGCACCGCCGCGGCTGAGAATTGGCAAATCCGATTTTGTCCCTATCAATTTTTTCCTACAATAGAGGAAAAATTTTTGTTCTTTTTTTTGTGTTTTATATTTTGTATTCTTTTTTTTGTGTTGATTTTTACGCAGTACCAATGACTAAACGGATCCGCTCGCGTACCGGCAGGTACTTAGGGTCATCTAGCTCCAGCCGTAGCATCTCGTACGCTGTCATCTGACGCGGACCCTCCTTCATGAGAATCTCAAACTGCGTGGGGGACCAGCCAGAGAGCATAATCACGCCAGGCGTGTCCGCGGTCGCGTGGAAGTCGGTCTGCGGGTCGGCTCGCAGGTTCCAGATGACGATGCGGGGTACAGTGAATCCCTGTCCAGGTCCCCACATATCCTCACCAGCACGCCGAAACGCTTCCTGAATCATCTGGATGTGCGTCTGCCACCCAGCTGTCTTAACTACATGTCGGTAAGAGTTGCCGGTATAGCTGCTGGTCTCCGAAGAGGAACACGCCTGGTCCCACCCCATATCCGTGAGGACGATGAGATTTTCGGGCTCTTGCCCAGGGCGCACACGCTTATTTTTGAGTGTCTCAAGAATAAGGTCCATTGCCTTCTGGAAGTCGGTACTCAGACCCTGACCGCATCCACTTTTCTCAATGGTCTGAATCCGCTCAAACAGGTCCGAGCCGGCTTCAAAGTGGTGCCAGGTAGGATTGGAGTCAAAGGTCATCAGTCGGTCCTTGAACTCGTCAGAGCAGACCTGAGAGCCGAGGATGCCGAGTGCCATGGAGACCCAATAGGGCGTGCCTGACATTGAGCCACTGAAGTCGCTCATGAAGATGGAACGACCGAGACCGCCGTTACTCTTTACCTTCTCTACCATCGAACGCCAGATCGCGTTGAGCTGGTCCTTTTCGGCGGAAGATAGGCTGGACTCCTCAGCAGCTCTCATGACCACCTCGTGAGGGAAGAGCGTATCAGCACCGTGAACCTTCGCTTCACCCTTTGCTGCCTTGGCGAAGTGCTGCTGGAATTTGTAGCGGCACTCCATACGCTTCTCATTGTCAGGGTAGCGGTACTCGCCGTTGGGTAACCCCTTCCTATTCTTGTACGTAGATGGCATATTGAGGAACGCCTTGGAGTAGAGCTTGCCAGCACGACCAGGCACGCTTGCTGGTACAATCTCATCCCATCGGTCGGTACACATCAGTACCTCTACCGTATTAAGTTTGGCGTTGAGATCAGCAGTTAGCCGGCGGTAGTGTGACATCTGCCCGCTATGCTTTTCAACCAACTGCCGTGGAAAGAGCACATTTGCGAGACGCTTCGCTATCTCGCTATGCTTGCTTCCCTCACGGGGTGCCCACTTGGCAGCGAGCGTCTTGGGCTTCTCCAACTTGGACTCCTGGTAGAGCGTTGTGGCGTAGAACTCCACAATCGCCTTAGAGACCTCTGGCTGGGTGTTCTCAGCGAGGACCACTAGGTCGTTCCAGCAGCCGTAAGTAGGAATGAGCTCCAGTAGTGCCTTGGCGACTATCGGATTCGTCTCACACAGACGGCTGTAGAGCGTCTGGAAGATATCGCGCTCACCCTTGCCACCACGAATGTTGCGGCTGTGGAAGGCGATGACAAAGGCGTCTTCTAGCGCCTCCTGCGTTTTGAGAGCGAGCACACTGTCCAACGCAGATGACAGTGAGGTGGTGTTCGCACCACGGACGCATTTGACCGAGAGGTCTAGGCGTGGGTCGCCGCTGCTGGCAAATACATCGGAGCCCTTGACGCCGATAGTAGGAAGGGGAATGGAAGGGGAGACGGAGGGGGAGAAGGAGGTATACATTTGGAAGAAGGAAGAAAGAAGAAGGAAGGCTGTAGTACGGACTCAACGATTGTTAGAAATGCCAGATTTTACTTCAATTTTTTTAGTCGGTCAATTTTTACCATAAAAGGTCTAAAGTCGTCGCCATTGTTATCTATTGGGGCGAAATGCTTCACTTACGCGAGGATCGCATAGCTTGGTATTGCGTTCGTCTCAAGAACGAATGGAGAAAATCCGCGTGGGTTCAAATCCCACTTCTCGCACGCCTTTTTTTACTTCGGAATCCGAACTAAACCAAGGTTATTATATATAATAAAATTGAACAGCCTGAATAAGGGCTAAGGTTCCAAACGGTTATAATGTCTTAGAAGGTGGATCTGGTGGAGCAGGATTCAAAGGTAAGAAACACACTGCTGAAATTATTGAAAAAATACGAGAGGCTTCACGAAAACGTTTAGAGACATCTGCTCAAAGATTAGCAAATTCACAGCGTATAAAAGATTATTATAAAAATCCTGAAAATAGAATTAAACAATCAAATGCTATGAAAGTATCTGAAAAATTTAAACAAGCTGTTAAAGATGGTAGAGTTGGTGGCAATCCACATAAATCATTGCCAAGTGAAGATATAAAGAAGAAGATAAGCAATAGTTTGAAAAATTACTATACCGATGAGAATATTAAAAAACTTAGAGAATCTATGGCAAAGGCACTAGGAAAATCAGTATCACAATATACTACCGATGGAACTTTAGTAGCAACATATACAAGTATATCGGAAGCAGGTCGTGCTCTAGGTAAATCACGAGGTCATTCAATAAATCTTGTCCTATCTGGTAAGAATAAAACTGCATATGGATTTGTGTGGAAATATCAATTCTAGTCTACAAAAATTGAGCCTATGAAAAAATTGAAACTCAGCAGGCAAATAAAATCAATTATCGCCCTCAATCCCTAATCCTCCCTTCTCAGACATGTACCATTATACCTCCTTTCCTTCCCGCTTCGCTGTCTTCCGTGGTCCTTACCATCCTTCGCTCCGCACGGAGTTGATGGAGTCTATCATGATCTTTGAATCTACGCCGTCCGCTGACGACAGCTTCTACACTGCCACAATACGCTCTTATCAGGGCGAGATTGTCGGCGATGACCATCCGCCTGATAAGACGGTCCGCCAGATAAAGATTCACTCGCCGCTGCGTGCAAATTACCATGGCATCCCATTTAGCCCATCAAATGAACGCTTTGTCGTGCTACCCTTCCGTGTGGAGATAAATTCCAACTGGGTCATTAGTTGGATACCGATATTCGCCTTTGAGAGCACGAACTGGATGCCTCGGTATGAGGGATTGAACACGGCGAATCTTACCCACAAACTCCAGGGTGAGTCATTCAAGTACCATTATCAGAACATCCACTACGCCGCAGGCACGCTGATGCGCCAAACAGAGCCTATTCCTGACTATATTCGGTGGCTGCGGTCCTTGCCGGATCCGTACAGCATGATGAACCATGCGGAGATTCGTGCCATTCCGTACGCGTCTTTATCGCCGACAAATATTCACACTCTGCGCCGCAATGCGATTGAGGAGATTTATTACCACGCTGTTCATGAGTTGGCGGCAGACCTGGTAGGTGCTGTCGTGGAAGCAGAGGCGGCGATGGACGATGACTACTCCGCCAGCTTTGATGGAGCGGCAGGCTATGTACCGCCCGCAGAGCCCACGCACGAGGACCTTGTAGCAGAGGTACAAGAGGCTGCCATGGCTGCGCGCACTGCCGCATTAGAGTACTCTCGGTTGCGCAGAGAGCTCAAGATGAAGCGTGACCCTACTGTACCTGTCATCCGTGGTATGTGGGTCAAGGCGCCAACGGCGGACGGGCGCGCAGTAGAGCCGACGCCTGCGGACGAGCTGGCGACAAGGATTGAGGTACGCGAGGGCACGGATGGCTGCCCTTGGCCCTACCACGTCTATGTGAACCACGCACGAGCCGAGATGAATAAGGGTACTGAGTGTCCTATCACAATGGAGCGCCTCTCTGAGTGTAAGGTGATTAATGTCAGCATGAACTGTGGGCATATTTATGATGCTGCTGCCATTTCTAAGTGGACCAAACTGACAGGCTCTGAGAATGCGCCGTGCCCAGCGTGCCGCACGCCTATCGCAGGGATGTGGCAGATACACGTGAAGAACCCGCAGGCGGCGGCTGCTAGCACTGAGTAAATACCAAACATATCCCACAAACCCCCACAAAACCCCACAAACCCACAAAAATCCACAAAAATTCACAAAAAAACCAATAAAAATTTTTCAATGAAAATTGAATCCACGGAAACCATCCGGACTCCCATTTAAAACTAATTTATTTCGCTTAACTATCAATCACACTGGCCTTATCCTATTTCACTATCTCCCGTTCGGCTCTAAAGCATCAACTAGACCTATGGCAGCGTTGCCTACCTACAATCACTCCCCACTACGCAGTGAAATGTAATAACGACGCAACGATGATGCGCTGGATGACGGAGCTTCACCCTACAATAGGATTTGACTGCGCAAGCCGCAGAGAAATATGTGAAGCCCTGCCCCTCGTGACCCCCAGTCGCATTATCTATGCCCAACCCTGTAAGAAAACAGAGGATATTAAAGTGGCGAATACGCAGGGTATTCCCCTTTCTGTGGTAGATTCAGTTGAAGAGACGGAGAAGATGATAGGATGGACCGGTGACATTTTGATCCGCCTGTTGGTTGAAGATAAGGGTTCTAAGCAGCCCTTTGGTAAGAAATTTGGTGCCCCGCTCTCATGGCTACCGAAGATTTACGATACAGCACGCGCACTTAAACTTAATCTTTCAGGCTTCAGTTTCCACGTTGGAAGCGAGTGCCAGAATCCAGAGCAGTATGCTAACGCTATTGCTCAATGTAAGAAGGCGTCAGACATTGCTAAACAGCACGGATTTGATACAACGACAATTGATATTGGGGGCGGTTTTCTGGCTGATGCGGAATCGTTCAAGACGGTGGCAGCTACTATTCGTCACGCTCAATTGATACATTTTAATGACCCAAAAATCCAATTTATAGCAGAGCCTGGACGCTTTCTTGCCGCCCCTACGCATACCTTGTACACGACGGTGATTGGTAAGAAGCCAGTATTTCCCGCCCCCGCAACTGACCAGGACCCAGCATGGCGCATTACGATTGACGAGTCGGTTTACGGTAGTTTCTCCAATATTCCGTTTGACCACCAGACACCCGTCCTAGAACGCCTGAGACCGAAAAAGCAGGTAGAAACCCCCAGACCGACAATTATCTTTGGTCGCACCTGTGATTCAGGCGATTGCCTAGGCGAGAACATCCCGCTGGTTGATGTGGAGGTAGGCGATATTCTAAAAGTTCCGAATATGGGCGCATATACCACCGTGACCGCTTCGGAGTTTAATGGTTTCCCAAAACCTGAGAGAATTTACGAATTACATTAACATACATTTAACCTATTGTAAGGAATGCCAGCACCGCTATAACTTAAATTAAATACAAAACTTACCGGTGTCTATCTGACAACTCTGAAAGACGCCGATATCCAAGACCAAGCCCTATGAATGTGTGAACATCCTTATAAAAATCGTAGGATATATTAAGAGACAAACAGGCGGAATGAATCCTTATCAGCCACGCACATTTGTTTTACCAGGACGCCCCCCTCTACAACCAATGCGTCAAACGCACGGTACAATGTCACCCGCAGAGGCAGCACAAAAGAGCAAGCTCTTTCGGCAAAATTACAAACTCAAAACGCGTAAGATAAAGGCAACAAACAAAGCTAATAGAAATGAGAACTATGGAAATGTATATCCAGTCACAAATACATTTAATATTCCGGTAGGAAATAATACAAATTCTCGCACATCGAGGGCGTCTTCAGCATCGAATGTATATAATTTATTCAATAGACCTCGCCATAAGGCGGCTTGGGATGCGGTGTTTTCTAATACGCAAAAAAAAGGCGGCACTCGCAAGAATAAATTACCGAAAAGTAATACCCCTCAATTTCGTAAAAATGTGATAAATTATATTAGAGCAAGTTCTAATATTACAAATGCTCATAAACAAATGCTTATTGAGCGTTATGAAGAGGCAGCACGGGCAGGATTAGCAACAAAGAATGAACTGCCTGTAGTGGTCATGCTTACAGAATTGCGCAAATATGGTGAGCCAAAGATACTGCGCCGCCGACAGTAATCTAAAGGGAGTACGTGTTGGCAACCTTGGAGATATCATCCAACGGTTTAAGATGTGGGACTTTGAATCCCAAAATCTGGGTTCGATTCCCAGTATCTCCTTTAAAACATGCGCCGTATTCGTCTGGAAATTTGATGAAACGGTTTAAAGAAACGCCGATTGTATTTATTTGGATCTATCGTATAGTTGGTTAGTACACAAGATTCTGATTCTTGGAACCCAGGTCCGAATCCTGGTAGGTCCTCTTATGTAAACTATTTATAATAAGTTACATAGTTAGAAATGTCAGCATTACGCCACAGCCCGTGGCTCCTACGATCGCAAGAGGAGAGAGATAAGCCCGCACCGCTTTCGTTCAATAAACCCGTGGTTAAGAAGGCAAATAGTAATAGACGTTTATTTTTTGCTCCTGTGAGGATCCCGAAGACGCGCAAAGGGCGTAAGACGCGGAAGGGGCGTAAAGCAACACGCCGTCGCCGATAAGCGACCAACAAAATTGACGGTCTAAAGATTTCAACCGTGTATCAAGTGGGAGGAAACTCCCAATAAGCGGGGATCGCATAGCCTGGTATTGCGTTCGACTTAAGCTCGAATGGAGAAAATCCGCGTGGGTTCAAATCCCACTTCCCGCACATATACTATTTTTTCGTTTAGCGAATAAATAATATATATAACAAATTTGACTCCCGATAACAGAGGCTGTATACAGATATAATGGGTGTTATTTACAAAATTACAAACACAAACAGCGTATGGATTTGTTTGGAAGTACATTACAGAAAATCCATAAAAATTGACGACTTAAAGATTTACACCGTGAAATAAGTGGGGTAACCCCACTACGGTCCTCCATCGGAGCTTCGCTCCGAGTGGAGGTATCCTTCTCGCGAGCAAAGCTCGCGAGAATGGTCATTTAGATCAGTTGGTAGATCATCCCTCTTATACGCTTGTACGTATGCTTCGCGAGGGGAAAGTCGTGGGTTCGAACCCCACAATGACCATTTCTAGTTTTTGTTAGATATCCAGGATTTCTAACCAATATTAGTGTTTATAAATTATAAATTGCGTTCCATTGATTGTAAATTCAAATTTAAATAATTTTTGGGCTTTTACGAGTGCGGCATATGTGCCATATTT